AGAAATCTATAAGCAAAGTGATAGCAAGTTAAAAAGTAATCGCCAAGGGAATTCGGCGATGTGCAAAGAAGAAATTAATGGCCACAGCTTTGAAAGCCGGGCAAAATCACATGCACGGCTATATAGCGCCGGTTAGAATATGAAACGTGCTTCAACCGCGACAGAGTAGCGTCGCATGACATGTGATGATCCGACTATATAGCGTCGGGTAAGATATAGCCCAGCTGTATAGCGCCGGGTAGTAGACACAAAAGTCCCGACTATATAGCGCCGGGAGAAGCCACCCACCGAGCCCAGTATCACTTGCGAGCAGGCGGCGGAGTGGTAGTGGACTGGGAGGCAGGGGTCGGTGCACTAGTTTCAGTAAGATAGCCCAACCAGACCCAAGCAAAAAGAAGAGCAATAAGCATCGTCCTAAAGGTGGTATCAGGAACCTGGAAATACAAGACGAGAGCGGTGCCAGCCAGCAGATACAAGTAAGACTCTACCGGGGGAAGTATGAAGATAATCAGTGACACGATCGCTATAGCAAGCAGGCGCCTACTAGAAGGAACCATGTACAGGCCGGGGGTCATGATTACTATCCCGGCCACGCGGGCGGAGTTGTCAGCGATCCATGCGCCCAAGACAGCAGTGGACGGACGTTGCGAGAGCCAAGTGTGAAAGCGAGTGATGTGCGTGACGTCGTAGAAGATGAAGAGGGCTACCACAACCAAGGCCAGAAGTTCCGGCTTGTTTGCGATACCCTTCACACCCTGCACGAACTTCTCAAACACATCACGCTCTGGCCTCTGTCTGGGTGGCGCAGGCACTGGTGGTGGTGGAGGCAGGGTCGTATCCAGTATCATGGGGCTCGCACTACTGCTCAGATCCACCCAACGACGCCCCAGTCGGGGAACGTACGAGCCCCGAGTGGAGAATCGTGGCCGCCCTGCTGCACCTCGACCTCTCTTGGTCACCATGATACCGTTACGAAATTTGAATTTAGCCTACCTTCATGATCTGCTCTGCTATATCGTGCCGGGTGACTTTGAAGATATGATGCTTGGCATGACTCAGGGACGAGAAATACCAAATCCTGCCCGCGTACACATCTGGTTGAAAAGTCAGGTGCACGTTGATCAAAACGTAGCAGGACGGATGTTCCTTGAGGTGCACAAAAAACCAGGACTGATTAGGGATGTCACAGTAATAATCTGGGTCAGACCAAGTGTCAGAGTACAGCACCTCAAATCGCCCCGGCGGGTACGTGGGGAGACTCCATCTGTACTCGTAGTGATCGACGTATCGAGTTACAGGCGAACCCTCCACTGTCTCAACGCTCAGATCAAGCCATGCATTTCGCAGGAGGGACAAAGCCCACGCAGGTGTGAGTGAGTCAGCCATCCTTACGAAATAACACTGCTACTTTAGTTAAAGACGACTATCATAAGACCCATGATAAAGGATGTTAGGTAGACGTCATGCCATTGGAGCTGAGCGAGTAGAGCAAGAAAAGCTGCCTCAATAATATGAAATTTGACAATAAACGACGAAAAGGCTAATAATGACTCATACACACTAGTCAAAATAAAACTAAGAACCTCAGTGAACACTCGGGCCAGCAGTCGCTCCAATTCACTCAAGATCTTCAGACCAAAACCTTCTATCCAATTGAAATCAGACAAGGACCGCAAATTACGAACACACTTCTCTGTGGTCTCCACCGGGGCAACGAATCCAAAAGCAGAAGGATCAAAAATATACCAGCGTAACACAAATGATGGTGAGCTCAGGACAAACTCCCCGCGGCCTACAAACAACTGCTCACAAATATGCCACGTCGCCACACCAACGGCACTGAGCTCAGGGCCGCTCGGGCGCAAATCTGGCACCCGGGCGGCCATTAGCAGAATGCCTTCATGGGAGACTAAAACGTCACCCAAAACGAACTCAATAACAATGGCGGTAAATTTATGAGGAAACAAAATGAGTGGCGACGTGGCAAGTACGGTGGCACACTGCTGTATGTTTGAATAAAGATTATCAACACCCAATCTAATCCACAGCTCACAGTTGGGGTCGGATGTCTTGAATTTAATACGCACTTCCTTATCAGCAGCCACTAACAAACGCACCACGCTCCCATTTATGATATCACCATGATTGGCGACAGCATAATTGGTGCACACGCTGTGAGTAAGATGAGTGGATACGTAGTGCAAGGAGGAATAGTTACCAACCCTCCCTTCGATACTCACATACAAATCACCCGCTGCAATATAATCCAGCAGATGAGTGTAATGACGTAACTCCCCGTGCGTGGTCACAGGTTGATCTATCAAGCTATACGTAATGTTAACCCTCGATAGAAAAAGGTCGCGCGCATGATAATTGGCAACAACAGTCCCCGATGGTAGATAGTCCCACAGTCCTTCACAATCTACATAGTCAAAAGCTGGAGTGGTGTTAACCCAGTGACATTCTCGTTGTACATCAAATATAGAGTTATGGAAATATACCTGGGCTTCCCCGTCAGTAATCCTAACATGCAGCGCATGCCTAGCAGTCGACGAACGATAGATACCACATATGTTATCTGGAGCGTCGACAGCTAGTAACGGCATGGTAGTCACATCAGGGGCAAAAGACCCATATGGAGGAATTAGAACGACTCCAGGGAGCCCACCAGACCACTGAAAAATTGAAAAGTAACGACTGACGTGTGGAGTGCGGAAACAAATATCCTTCTCGCCAAAGAAACCTTTACCCGGAAGCGCCTGCTTGGTCAGCATGGCCCCACAGGCATCTGGCAAATTACACTGAGCGGGCCAAATTGTGTTTGTGGTCAAAATATAAGCGCATTCGTGCCTTAAACTAACGTACGGGAACGCGATACCAGTATCTTTGGTATGCGCTGGTACCAAACCAGACGCCTGTAATGGCCATATATAGCCAGCAGGAGCTGAAAACTGTTGTGCACATATAGCAGTAATAACTGAAAAAAGCAAGACAAACACAGAACTGCGAGTAAGAATAGCGGCAGCCGCGCAAGTGTACACAAAGTCAAAACCACAAGGTGCGGAGGACGGAATCACATCAACGTGCAGCCTCAGATCCCTCGCAAAGCAATCGGTCTGCCAAAGCGTATGGGTAATCTGCTGGTCAGGATCCTGCGGCGCACAGTTATAACACTGGGACACGCCTCCATACTGGACATCCAGTATATGCCCATGAGTGCAGTTGCCGGTGAGATGCGAACAGGGATGGTCCTGAAAGCAATGAGAAAACTTAGCCCTCTTAGTCGGGAGACCCTGCGATACAATTGCAGAATGCGCAAGCAAATTGTTACTCACATTGTAAGTAGCAAGTGCAGTATACAAGATCATGCAATCCATAGCAGTGAACTACTCCAACTTAGGGCGCGAGGGATCAGCTTTCAGGACAACAGGCCGGTTCTCTACAAAGTCAACGATTTCCACGAGATGGTCAGAGACGTACGAGTCTGTCAGATCGAGCCTCGTTACGTCACCTGTATGATTTTTCCTTACGTCTTTCACCCACGATAGGGGAGCATCTGGGCACTTGGTCTTCATTCTATGCCAGGTGACATCCTGAGAGGCGAAGCAATGAATAAGTGCATAGCGGTCACAATGCCTGTCCAATAGCTCATGACGGTTGGTTATTAATAATTTGGTCTTCTTGCTGAGCTCGTAGAGCTCTTGCCCTGAATCAACTGGCACGTCATCTGTGTCCAGAGTCTCAAACGGTAAACATGGTGCCGCCGTGGTCTTACCAAATCCTGGGGGTGCATACAGCACCACACAAGCAGCTGGGGCACGAGGCTCCGGATCCGGCACACGGTACAATTTACTGAACTCCTTTGGATCTCTAATGATGTGATAGAGCATAGTCATGACAGCTGAGGAGTCCATGGTCCCACTATAACGTTCCTTGAGGCCCTTCGAAATGGCCTCATGCACTTCCGGTATGGCAAAGCGCTCTGTTAGGTCCATTAGAGATCTACGGTACTCCTCTAAGTGTTTCTCATTGACAATGTCATGGCGGCCGAGCTTGATGACCACCTTCAACGGGTCTGGTATGAACTCCCATCCTCCTGGGACAGGTACAAGAAATTTTGAGCAAAATAATGTGCTTGTGTACCTGAGTATTTTCACTTCCAAATTCAGAGCCTGGGAGAATATGAGCGAGGCATCACCGGCAATGTCCCCTCCCACTATGAGCGAATCATCCCCCACAAAGCACAAGAGCTTGGCTGACCTCAGATTGTAGGCATAAGAGCAAGCGGCCATGTTAAAGATGGTATTACCGATTAAGGTGAATGCATCTCCTGATTTCCTCTGGTACATGATGTTAGCTTTGACGCCGTGGGCCCTGTCTACCAGCATTGTATCAGTATGCATGTGACGCCATAGTGACAAGAGCTCGTCAGATAAGCCAAAATGCTTAAGCACTAGAAGCTCGAACTCCAGCGCTAGCTCCCCCTGTGACTTGTCATACTTTGATATGTCAAATTCTGCAACCGGTTCATTCATAATCTCATCCGGGGTCACAATGCTCGATATCTTCCTAGCAAAGTCCTCAGGGGAGATATCTGTAAATATGCACACGTTCGATCGCACGCATGACAACAGTCTCTCCTTGACGATGCGCGAGAGAGGACAAAATATAGCATTCACAAATTTGGTTTGAGCCGCGATAGTCTGCAGAGCTGGGATGACACTTGCGGCATCTCTGTTCATCGAAGGCTTTACTGTGGGTTTTATGGAGAAGTCATAGGTACTTGATTTTAATGAGAGCAGGTTCACCTCAGGATCTATAAGCCTCAGTGTCTCTTCAGGCTGGGTCTGTAACCACTCCCTAAGCGACTGCTGAGTTGGACCAATAGGTGGAAATGGCTCGTCACTAATCAAATAAGTCTGCTTGAACCCATAAAACATAGCCCGGGCAGTGTCTTTGGTGGCCATCAGTGTTTGAAGATCAGGAACATTCAGATTACGCTTGGCCAGCGCGAGCAGTGTCTCACGCTGCGTCCTGAGTCTGGGGCGGTAGCAACTAGTGCGTAACGCAGGCTCCATTCTCGGGTAATCCTCATACTTCGGGGCCTCACCCAGCGTTATGGAGCCAGGAGCCGCAGGTATACTGAGGTCACACAAGGCTACACCCTCAGCATCGAAGGACGTGTCCTCCCAACCGCAAACCCCGGTAAAATCATCAACCCAGCTCTGTATGTGTTGGAAATCAGGCTCACAATACTCTGGTTCACTCATCAAGGGCTCAGGCCACGACTGAGTGGCATACGACACAACTCTATCATTCCATGCTTCTGCTTGGCACGAGGCTTCAATGATGGTTGCCAGCGCAGGAGAGTAAGAGTACTCTTCAGGCTCTAGACACAAATCCTGGGGCTCAGCAGCTAGATCATAGCGACTGGCCACCTCCCGCTTAGTGAGAGCCCCACCTGACATAGTGACCTTCTGTATTAGAGTTGATGTCAAGTCCATAGTGACCACAGTGGCATATGTAAGCCTCTGAGTATGCCTAGTCAAAGCCACCAGTATGTGGCTAGGCGAATCATAAATAGTCTTTCCTTGAGAGTGATCAAGCCTGACGAGCACTACATCGCGGGCCTGGCTACCTTGGTACTCATGAACAGTATTAACAGCCGAAGCCATGCGATCTTTCCCTCGAGCTCGGATCTTAACCCAGTCCCCATAACCAGCCCTAATCAAGTCTTCCTTCTCACTCTGGGTGAATGTGAGGTAGTGCGCTTCTCTCTTCGGGACTCCTGCAATGCCATGAATGGCCTCCAGCTGCAGGGATGTCTTGACTGGTGACGTGGTCTTAAACGGGTGTCCTGCCTTAGTTTGGTACTCCTCAGAGAACAATGCCGCCACATCCTGAGGGCAGCGATGACTAGTATCGAGCGTGTCCATCACAGTAAAGTTCAGTGTACTATGCATTGGTTGTATATGTGGCACCCTTTCTATGTATGGAATTTGCAGTGCATCACCAAGACAGATCACACACCGTGCTTTAGCTTTAAGAGCCACGGCATGTATAACACCTGCGTGTCTCATGCGAGCCTCATCAATGTACACGCGGTCGTGCTGCGTTTTAGCGTTCATCAAGTAACTGTCAATGGTGTGAACAAATTTATAGTTGGGAAATCTCTCTCCTGCGCGTCTGGCCAGATCCGCAGCAGCTGTACGAGTGGTAGTGAGCAATAGGTCTCCCTCCTCAAAATTTTGCACTATATACTGCGTCTTACCGCACCCCGGCACCCCTTGTATCAACTGAGGCTGGTAGTCGTCACCGAAGTCTTCCGTCAGTTGGATCACAGCATCATATAGGTAATGCTCAGTAGCCACGGCAAGACTAGCATCTACCATGGTCAACCCAGTGTCCGCATCATAGGGCAGGACTTCTGTCCCGTTGTAGCAAGCCATGTACTGATTCTTGTCACGCGGGTGATGAACCCAGGTGCGGTGCCGTCGCAGTCCCAGATCAGGATGGCGTTTGGCAAGATAATTTAGGGTGCCTTCGGAGTAGGCCGCCACGGCCTCAAGCCATCGCTCGCGACAACTAGCAAGTCTCACTGCCGAGGCCGCCTTCCATATGGCCAGCTGCTCTCTGAGCGCATTTCTAAAGCCTCTCACCATGTCACAATCATCAACAGCTGGCTCAAATGAAAAATGGGAGTCGGCAGCAACCTTGCGTATGTACGAGTTGGCTGGTGATATCCATATGGGCAGGGGATCAGTATCATCTGGGGGTCGATCCCCATCTGATGATCTAACACTACCCCCAGTTGTCACCTCTGGAACTTGAGCAGGAGTCGCAACCTGGGGCCTGGACTTGGTGGCTGGAGCTAACTTCAGAGTCACTTCCTTGATGGCATTATCAATAGGCGTAGGGTCAAAGAGCACTGGGTCAGGCATTGGTTCCAGATGAGGCTTGGTCACCAGCGTGGGAGCTGGTCCATTGGCCGGACGAAGGTAGACCTCATTCGTGCTGCGACACACTACCCTTTCACGACTACGCTTTTGAAACAGTTCACTGCGAACAAACATGAGTATTCTGCCAAGAGTGTTCCGGCCACACCCATGTTTACCACAGCCCCAGAATTCATCAAATGTCTCCTCAATCAGCTCACAATACCCGGTGTCAAGAAGCATCTCGGCCAACATCGGGTTACCAAATTTTTCAAAAACATAACGAGTCATCACCTCAACATTATCACGGAACCAACCTGATCTAATTTTGACAGAGCGACCTCGTTTCTTAGCCTGTGCGGCCGTCAGGCCACACAGGATCTCCGGACTCTCCCCATGAAGAACAAGCTTCTTAGCCTGATAAGCGTGCTCTACGGATGGCCATTCGGTCCCTGTCTCATCTACGACTGTGGCTGGGCTCATATTTGACAACCACGAGTGTTTTCTCTTATTAAATTTCAAAGCCAGACCTCCTGACTGCAGAGCCATTAAGATAGCTTGCTTATTCTCAGCCGCATCACTAGCTGTTCCTGAGCACAACCGAATTTCTATGTCCTTCCGCTTTAACAGCTTTGCCATGCTGTGCAGTTCGTGGGCTATCCAAATCTTATCACCACCATAAATACCAGCTCCAAGGAGCGGTATGCCTACAACAGAGTTGTGAGGACAGTCATCCAAGGCGGCCGCCAAGGCATCAAGCATCTCTTTCCATTGCCTGGCATAAGCATCCGTACGTGAAACGTTGCGATTTGGGGCCACAGCGTGTATAATTCTGGTGTAGGGCAACCACGCAGTGGACACTTTCAAGACACCACACACGTACGCTCGCGAGTCATAGACAGTGTAATCCATGACATGCCCAGCGGTGGCAGCTGGATCAGCGTAATCCATAACATGCCCAGCGGCAACAGCTAGCTTATGCACCATACCATCAACGCCTCCACCTCCCAAGAAGCTCGCATTCGCGGCGTTGACTAGCACAGTGGTACCCTCAAACATGTCTTCTGCCCAACGAACGCGACCGACCGCTGGCATGACAGGAACTGACTCGAGTTTGGTAACAGGAGCATCTTTCACACCTGACGGGCGAGATGTGACGCCAGGATGGGTGACAGTCGGCTTGACGCTGGCGTTAGCTCGACTCTCATCAACGCTGATACCCCGTTCAGAAGGGGTTTTAACTGGGCCGACGTTCGACTCGCCAGCCACTGTCACAGCTTTAGAGAGACCAGGCATATACTGCAGCAACACCGTAAAGGCCACATCCGACATAGCGTCCCACTGAGAGTCAGAGAGCAGCTCGGTAGCTCCTTTCACAAAGTAAAGCACGCACTCGCAGCTCGGATGCTTAGCGTCAACAAGCTGTGCATCAATCAAAAAATCAAGGTCGGGCTTGCTAGTATCACAAAAATACTTGCAACGTAACTCTTTCGATGGGGACGCCATCCACTTCGCATGAATGCTCTCAAGCAACAGTTTGTTGTACTCACCCTGCAACCCAACCTTACCCGTGTCTACAAGTGCAGCATCAGATATCCAGGGACACGGGTAATCAATTTGCATGTCAGCCACAGTTCTAAACACATGAGTAGGCTCGCTGACTGGACCTTTCGCGGTCGGTCTTGACTTCTTAAACATCTCACAGTCACCAGCAGTGAAGTGAACGTTGTACATCTTCCGATAGTGCATGAAATGGCCAGGGGCACACGCCAGATTTACTACAAGTTCATCGGTCTTCAAACCACGACAAAGCAAATCCAATTTATCCTTCATATGTCCTGGTTTCTTCTTTTGAGTGTGCCCTGCACTATAGGCATCTCTCAACAGGGGTATCCATTTATGACCGGGATCAGTCTTCTTGACATTGATGTAGTCTTCAGCAGTAAAGCCACTGCAACCACGCACTTCCTCCCAATCGCCCTGGCCATCCTTTACTCTAAATTTTAGAGGCTCCCCAGACCAACGGGCGCCAACTTCCACATCTACATCAGTACAATCATGATAGTCCGAGACAGCCTCACTCGCATTGCTGCTCTTGCTTGCCGTCCACTCAACCTCAGTCGAGCGGGTTGACCAATCGCTGGCCAGTGCATCAGCATCAACATCGCCGGATTCTCTATCAGCGAGCTCGTTTAGCCACGATCGTGCATTCAGAGCCAAAGAGCCAGAAAAGTCTCTATCCACATCAGGCATACAAGATCGTGGCAAACCACGATATCGCCTGCAAACAACGTGCATCATCTCACTTCCTGCTGGTCTTGATCTAAGCCTGACTAACTCAACAAGATGGAAATCATTGTACAGCACACACAACAAAGCAGCACTCTCATGAGTGAGAGGCGGAGTCTCTATCACCATATTGGCCATTGAGGCCAGACGAGTCAAGGCCACCAACAAGTCAGGCCATGTATCCTTCCACTTGACCTCTCGTCTGACCAATGGCGTAGTGATGACAGGACAACTCAGCCCAACATAAAGAAAAGAAAGAGAACCTTGCTTGACCTTACTATACTCTAAAGGATATACATAACTACCTATTGTTCCACTATCACCACACTCAAGGCAATGTACAAGCGGTGTCACAGCCCCTAGGGAGCTAACACTATGCTGGCCACAAAGATTGGCAGCATCATCAACAAAAAATTTTTCACACAGTTCATCATACATCTTAGCCGGGGTGACCGGCGTCCATGGAGCTGGCTTGCGGACGGAAAAGACGGTCTTCAAGTCTGGCACTTCACCAGTCCCAGGTTCAAGCTTCACAGCACGCGGTCCTGGCACGGTCGTCAGTAGGGCCTCGTAATGTACTCCTTTCCACAACACTTCAATAGTGGGCGCGGTAGCCTTTGGCGCCAAGAATTTCTGTTCAGTAGCCCCCAACGTCCGTTCTGCAAACTGCACTGTGACATTCAAACCAAACTTAGCCGCAAACTTCTCAGTGTCATCACTATTGCCCCAAGCTGACTCAGATAACTCAGTTGGCACATGTGAAGTCCCCGGTCTCAGCAACGATATCAAGGTGTCAGTGGCAATCGATAGCCCGCTAGATAGTCGGAGGGCATGAAACAGACACTTACCATCACCAGGGGTAGGTATTACATGCTGCTTGCCAATGGAGGTCATGGTCAGAGAGCTAATTGAGACAATGTCATCATCAGCAGCCCGAATGGGCGTCTGTTCAGGCGGAGGGATTTCTTGTATAGTGGCTGCGCCCTCTTTCACGTTCACTTGCATGAAGCCATCAAACTCTTTGATCTTGAAGTCCACTAGTTCGTACTTGTCGGTGACTTCTTCCAGGTACTGGTCATAGGTTTTCTCGGCCTCCACGAGCGAGACCCCATGCACGTGTTCATAGTCATGGGCAACCAGCACGTGCGCCATCGTGATGTCTGAAATGTTCGGAGTACCACAGACAACATCGCCAGCGGATCTCAGAACATTCTTAATAGACTTCCAGATGGCCGGCTCGTACCGTCGCTGGCGCTTTTCTTTTTCATAATTTGTCATAATGCGAACTGTCTGGGTCATCTCATAGCGATGCCGAAAGGCCAACAGGTAGGCAGCAACACTAGCATTCTCAAGGACTTGTGGCGTCAAAGGTTTTTTCAGCCCAGACACTTGCTTCCCATTGATTACTATACGCGCCTGCTGGGCTAGTGCATACTTTGTCAGGGCAGTGAGAGTGAATTGGCCCTCTTTCATAGTGTCAGCATGACTCTTCACCCTATCAAACCATTCGGCAGGCACAAGGAATTTAATTCTGACTAGTTGGAAAATAGAGTCCTCACTAGATTTCCACGGCAGAGTGTCTCGCCAGGGCACCACAGTGCTCCTGTCAATGCATAGCCTAAAGCTGGAGACCACATAGAACTGCGCAGCAAGATCAGGCTTCATACTAAGTGTGCACATCTGAGGACTATCAACAGCAGTCTGAATCAGCTCAAAGAACTGGATGCCATTACAATTAGCCCTCCTAGCCACCACATAAGCTTTCTTCCCATCTGTGGTTTTTATGACGGTAGAATACGTGAATCTCCTGTACTCCTTCAAATTATGCACATAATCTTCATCATCATGGAAAGTGAACCTAATGGTGTTGTTGCCCTCATCAGCATAGAAGTAGACTCCCAGTACGGGCACTGTCCCACAAGACTGGAATGCCATCAGAGGGGAAAAGATATATGTACCAGCGCCTCGAGCAGCACCTGACGCAGCCATTGAGTCCGCTATATCTTCACAAGTCATGTCATAGATGGAGTGTATGTAGATGTTATACAAACTCGTCAAAGGACAATGCTGGGCTTTGTTCCTGCATATCCTTCTAGCGTCTAGGCGCACTTTTTTCCGAACGGCCCTGTCTTGTGTCATGGTCGCTCTAGAGTAGTCACGCGCGCCCAGAAGAGGATTACAGCAGTGGATGTTAGTCCTCTCAAAGTGCCGCCAGGCTGCTCCTCCGACGTCCTTGATAAACACATCTGTGGAGGGCCTTGCCATGGGATCATAGTTCACGATCCGGAGAACCTCTTCAACCTCCAGCAGTCGAGAAGCCGCAGCATAAGGATGTACAGCCTGGGTCACACTCGCAAATTTGAGATTGTAACCCGGGTACGCCTGCTGCAAAGCTCTTTCATGGTCAGTGGACAGAGCTTGAGGAATAGTGAACTCCCTGACCTCCCTACGAAGCTGGTGGTTCACATCAGCACGAAGTTTCTCGGCTACCAAGTGGTTCAGTGGACTAACAGGCGAGGTGATTCCTGCTAGCAGAACATCTTTAAGTATCTCCCCCGTGTCAAAGCCTAACTTGTCCAGGCACGTGGCTAGACTAGCGTGTGGGAGCTGGGCCGCGACCGCTGCACCTGCCATGGCGATGCGCAGTATGAGCACCGATTAGGCGAAAGCTCAGCAGTCGGCAGAAGCAACGGCGGCCTGACTAAATCCAG